ACTAAGGCGGGTGGCGCTCGTGTTGAGATATCCGATAACTTAATCCAGGTATTCGATGATAACAATGTACTGAGAGTGAGGTTAGGCCTATGGGACGATTGATTAAATGGTTAAAAGAAAAGCTGACTTTGTTATTTAGAAAGAAAGGTGATACTGTGCCAGCTGGAATACAAGTATTTGATGAACACGGTGAGACTGTAGCGGACTTATCTACAGGGCTTACCAAGATTATTTGGACTAAAGAACTCACAACTATTGAGCCTGAGTTCTCGGTCAAGACTGACATATACAAAGGCCAAAAGCTATTCGTACTTCGTGAATATTATGGTACCTGTGGCTCGAATGACTATGAAGGTGACTATGTCAGCTATATTAACGGCGATACAGTTACTTTCGCGCCAGGCAATAAGGCCTATATCGGTAGACCTTGTCAAGTGAAGCTAATGATAGGAGTATGCGAATGAACATTTTAAAAGTAATCAATAACAAGAAAAACGTACTACTCAATGATAATCAAACCTGTGCATTTCTTAAGCATCGGTTAACGTTTAGCGGTACCGGGGAAATCCCTTATATTGGCTCGGGGGCTACACCTGATTGGAAATACCGAATTTCGCAGTCTCAAGCTTATGACGTTAGAGCAAAGGGGACAAAGTCCTCAACGGCCCTCATTACAATTCCAATCACGCATAGGGACTCCGATGAGTATTATATTTACTCTGTGGCTTCTGCTTCGCCAATAGAAATGGTATCAACTGGCGAACGTATGGCAGTTGATACGGCTACTGGGTTAAAAAAGCCTCTATTTATATGTCGGATTTATGTGCCATATACAACTGACATAGGAAGTATCTTACGAGGCCTTGAACTTTATGTGTATTCAAATAAGGTTTCAAAATCTGAAACGTACGGCATGGAAGTGTTTAACGAGAAAGGGATGCCTGTTTTTAACAGCGCAAATTATTATATCCGCGCCAAGGATACATGCTTTAAACAATACAGAGAGGCGGATACTACCTCGGATAAGTTCAAGGAGTCTCATACCTATGAGGTCACTAAATTAGGGTTAACAGTAGTTAACGCAGTACCAGGGCAGTTTGTGGGATTTGACGGAAATGTAGTGTATGCCTATCCGTCTACAAGTTTGCCACCTAACTTTTTTAGGCCAACAAAGTTTTCAGGAACCCTCCAATATATCGTATCCGAGCTAGACCAACATAAGCACTTCCCTGAATCCGTTGACCTAGCTGAACTCTAAGGAGGCCTATATGATTGAACAAGACATCACCTTATACGCAGGACAGGACTTTGGCATGACTTACATCGTACCGCCTGGCTTCGATATGGACCTAAGCGAGTACGAGGCTGTCTGCAAAATTCGTAAACGGCCGTATGATGATATGAAATTAGAGTTAACACCTGTGGTACAGTCTAAACAGGTAGGGTTCTTCATCAGCGGAAAGGACTCCGCTAAGGCCCAATTAAAGGGTGGCGATTACCTGTACGATGCGTTTATCTACAATGATCATAAGTGGATAAAGCTCGGACAGGGTACAGTCACCATCGTTCCAGATATTTCAATGCATAAATAAGGGGGCATATGATTATGGAAACAAATGAATTAATTTTAAAACTAGATAAGGAAACTACAATTCCACTTATCGAGGGCTTAGGTAAAAGCGCCTATGCTATTGCAGTGGCTCATGGGTTCAGAGGTACTGAACAGGAATGGCTTGATAGTCTGAAAGGTTTACAAGGCCCTCAAGGTGACCCTGGTCCAAAGGGCGAACCTTTCCGATATGAGGACTTTACGCCAGAGCAATTAGAGGCCTTGAAAGGCCCTAAAGGTGAGGACGGGCTAAGTGCGTTTAATATCGCTCAATTAAACGGATTTCAAGGTACATATGTTGAGTGGCTAAAATCGTTAAAAGGCAAGGACGGAGCAAGTGCTACGGCAGATAATGCTCATCAGCTATTGCTACAAGGTAACGTATGGTGTGAAAGTGCCAGCGTTGACGATGTACTTACAGCCTTAATTGGTAATATGGGCAAGCCGTTCCCTAGAACGGAATTTAAGCCGTTGACTATTCCAAGCGTAATCCAAGGGCAACAGGTTGTAGCAGTAACAGGTGAGCCACATTATAGCGTTAAGGTGCTCGGTAATGATACACCTTTCACGCTAGATAGCACTGGGGCTTGTACTGTAACAATTCCGCCATTAGGCGAAGATGATATAAAACTCACCTATCACAATTTCACAGGTGCGAAAGTAGCAGATTATACAATTAAAGGCGTTCAAACTGGTGCACCTGCTGATGAAGAATACACCGAAAATGGTATTGTATATAAACGCTATGGCGATGTGTTGAAAATGAACATTACCAACAATACAGTGAATGGTAATTTTAACGACAACCCTAAAAATTGGAATGTTACGCAAAAGGTAATTTATGCCAATAATCAGGCAACGCTTAATTTAGGAGATAATCATAATACATACGGCCCTTATTATGTTGAAACACCTGAAAACGTAATATTTAAAGGTTTGAACTCCAACATGCGACTAACCATAGTTACATCAACACAGGGGCCTACAACGATGGCCTTTGATAAGAATACCCTTGAGTGGAATGCGACTAACCATAGTTACATCAACACAGGGGTCTACAACGATGGCCATATATAATTAATCAAACCAAAAGGGGGACACATGCAAGAATTAACTGATTTCATGGGCGAGGCATGGCGGACGTTGACGGATTCGTTTGTACTAAAGGCCTTGCATGTGTTCCTATTATGTAACTATCACACTTAGGGGGAGTGAATGGATATATTGAACGACATTTTAGTAATGCTTATTAGCGGTGTGTCACATGAGCATATTGTCAGTATGGGCGTTATTATCATATTAACGACGGTACTGCTATTCATTGACGCAGCGCAACGCATTACGACGGAGGTGCTCAGGTACAATAAGGATAACCACAGGAACAATACACCTATTACATTACTTACAACGCTCGTATGGTATGGATGGGGCAAAGGGAAATACGTTGATGCCACAACCGGGCGGAAACGTAGGTACCTTATGAGTGAACGCTTACGGTCCGATTTACTCACCAAGTTATGCGTCCAGTACCCCGCGTGGATGGTCTTATCGGTAGTATTTGAATCGCTACCGGATATTCCGATTCCGAATACTGAACTATTCCTGGACCATATCTTTTCATTTCTATTCATGCTGATTCCGTTCTTCTCCGAATGTTGGTCAATTATCGAGAACTTACGTGAAATGGTTGAAGATGACCTCGTCGACTTTGGAAAGGTATTTCATGGCGTACTCGAGATTATCAGAGCATGGAGGGGCAATGGATAAGTTAGCTATTATTAACCGCATCAAACGGTCCTATCAATCCATTCGAATAGCCGGCATACGGCCAACTGGTGTATTAGCAACGAGGGCATTAGTCCTCGTCATGCTAGTACCGATGGTATTAGTCGTTGCCCAGTATGTTCTATCAACGATTAAGGGCTATGTATCGCCTGAAGCTAATCAGCTTATCGATAAGGGTATTCTTATCATTGACCATATATTCGTGCCGTCGGTGCTTATGTCAATTGTAGGGCTTTGTGGCATGTTTATTGACAAAGACCATAATGGGATACCTGATAAGCTAGAAGAACCAAGTACGTTGCCAATGAATCGACCTAGTATACAACAGTTATCGGATGACGTTAACCATGATGAGAGGGGGAAATAAATGTTTAGACAAATTACAATGGACGAGTTACAGTCCTTAGCGCTAGACGCGTACGGCAAAATTGAAAAGGCATACTACCATTGGACCGGCGTAAAAGGTGGTAAGCACTTCACAGATTACCATATCAACATCGACCGAGATGGCACGATGTGGACAGATATGGAGGCCTTAACCGATTATAAAGAACACACTTACATGCGGAATAGTAACGCCGTAGGAATAGCAATTGAAGCGTGTTGGGATGCAGTAAGTGAAAATAACTTAGGTAGCGAACCACCAGCAAAAGAACAGTTGGCCAAAATGACACAAATTATGGCTGTGCTCACTATTAATGCAGGTGTGCCACTTGACCTACAGCATCAAATGACACACGCTGAGGCGGCCGATAATAAGGACGGCCTAAACCTCTATTATTTAGATCCGACTGGTTATCCTAACAACACCTATGGCCCAGACTCCAACGTTGATCGATGGGACCTCTTAGTGGTTCATGAGGGCGATGAACGATGGAGCGGTGGCGACTGGTTACGTGGCACAGCTCGATGGTGGGGCGCACAGTGGGGTAGTACGATTTAGAAAGGAGCAACTATGTATGAAAAAATTAAAACTATGGTGGCCAAGTATCCTCGCCACTATTATATTATCGGTGCTCTTATCGTTCTCCTCGGTATTTGCGCAGGATATATCTTCTACCAGCCAAGCGGAGGGCACAATAACGATCCCCTTAACACAGTGGAACGAATTGAAAGCCAACAACGCGAAAGCGTTAAGCTTAATCGAGACATCCAGTATTCCATTGACCGAAGCTCAAAGCTTAGTCATGAAGCAAAAGGAAGAATTGAACGAAGCGCACAATACAATAGCGACATTGGAAACCGAATTGATGAAAGCCAAAATGCTATCCATGAAGCAAGAAGTTACCTTGTCAGAAATGCAGAACTCTTTGACCGAATTGAAAGGGCAAATAGACAACGACAAGAGAACAATCAAGCGACTACGAATGCAACGCAACTTATCCCAGGTAGTGGGAGCGGGAGCGATAATCGGAGTAGTGATTCATCGATAGAGAGGTGATCCAATTATCTCCTGAGCATGAGCAGGTGGACTCATGGTAGTATTGTCAGAGTGATAAATATACTATATAATTGAAACGATAAACGTTTATAATTTGTTAGAATTTAGAATGGTAGCTCAACCGTGGCTCGCCTTAAAATGCTAAGAATACAGTATTAATCAGCGTTTTAGGTATATCACTACTATCGTTCGCGGA